CGGACTATGTCGGGTTCAACGTTCACTTCACCGAGGACGGCGTGTATCAGGTGCCGGTCATCCACAGCCTGCAGTACCCGGGCTGGCATGGCGGTTTCGGCGACAACGGCCAGGGCTTGACCCGCGACATCGTGCATTTCAATCCGATCCGCAGGGAGCTCGCGGTGCTGGGTCATTGGGAGGGGTGGGCTGCTTCGGATGTGCGGTGGGCGGATCAGTTGCGGGCGTTGGGTTGCGTGAAGACCGAGGTGTACTTCGATCGCGACATGTACTTCTATCGGCATGTGGGCGGCCAGTTCTCGGTGCCGCCGCGGATGATGGAGCCGCCGCCTCAGCCGGATGTTCCGTGGGTCACATGGCTGACCTAGCGGTGTTGGTGCCGTCGCGTGGCCGGCCGCACAACATCGAACGGCTCAACGAGGCCATGGCGAAGACCTGTCGTGGAGATACCGAGTTGATCGTCGGTCTCGATGACGACGACCCCACGTACGACGCGTACTGGGACCTCATGTGGGGTCCGTCGGCCGGAGGTTGGACCATCGTCAGCCAGCCCGATCTTCGCGGCCGTTTAGTGGAGTGGCTGAACCGGATGGCTGTCGCCGAAGTGGAAGACAGCGCCAAGTTCGTCGGCCACATCGGCGACGACAACCTGCCGCAGACCGACGGCTGGGACGTCCGCATCATGGAGAGCCTCGAGCGCCAAGGCGACATCGGGTTCTGCTTCGCCAACGACCTCGACCCAGGCCGGCCACCGGGCAGCCTGAGCATCCACATCTTCATGACCGCCGAGGTGGTCCGCAGGCTCGGCTACATGGGCCCACCGTCGATTCAGCATATGTACGTCGATCCGACGTGGTTCGCGTGGGGGACGGCCACCAGCATCGAGTTCTTGGAGGACGTGCACATCCCGCACCTGCACTACAGCCTTGGCCATGCGCCGATGGACGAGTCGTACCATCACAGCACGGGGCTGATCCCGGAGGACTGCGCCAGGTACAACGACTACTGCGAGGATCCGGCTGGCATGAACGCGGACATCGTGAAGCTGGGTGGCCGGCCGTTCTCGGCGGAGGCGATGGCCGAGTTCAACGCGCGGCTCAACATCCCGAGGCGCTGGGCATGATCTCCATCCTTCTCGCCACGACCGGCCGGCCCGAGATGGCCGAGACGACGGTCCGCAGCCTGCTCGCCACCACCCGCGGCCACAGCGTCGAACTGGTGGCTGCCATTGACGCTGACCGCGAGACGTTGCGCAGGCTCGCGACGATGCGGCTCCGTGACGGCTTCGGCATGGAGCTCGACTACGCCAACGACTACCGAGGCTGTTCGCGCGCGTGGAACGACGCCCTCGCCGCATCATCCGGCGATCCCGTCGTGCTGGCCGCCGACGATCTCGTGTTCCAGTCCGGCTGGCTTGACCACGCGTTGGCCACCATGGCTGAGCATGAGGGTGGCTGGGGGTTCGTCGGATTCAACGACGGCCAGGGCATGGGGCCGGACCTGTCGACGCACTACATGGTGAGCCGCCGGTTGATCGTGGAGGAGTTCGGCGGCGTCATCGCGTGGGAGGCGTACACCCACTCGTTCAACGACTGCGAAGCGAATGAGCGGGCCAAGCGTGCCGGCCGGTACGCGTGGTGCGAGCAGGCGCATGTGCAGCACACGCATTGGCTGTTCGGTGGCCGTGGCCAGGACGAGACGGACACGCGGGCGTTGGCGTATCACGCGGTGTCGGAGCGCATGTACGCGGTCCGGATGGCGGCCGGGTTCCCCGACGACTACGAGCCGGCGATCACGGCATGAGCCGAACATCCGCCGAACGCAGCGTGGATGCCCTAGCGGCTGAGGCTCGCAAGCTTCGAGCCCTTGCTCGTCCGTCGAAGGAGCAGCGTGCGCGCTTGTGGGCAATCGAGAACCACAAGCTGCCAGCGGCATGGCGCGTGGTGCGTCAGATGCGCGACGGGCTGCGCTGACCGGCGTAGCATGGTGGCGTGTCGTACACCAGCCGGATCCCCCGGATCATCGCTGAGCTGGACCCGCGCGTAGAGCTCGTCGCGCGCGAGGCCGCCGAACTGATCGAGAAGGGCGCGAAGGAACGCGTCCCCGTCCAGACCGGCAAGCTCCGTGACTCCATCCACGTCGAACGCGACGACGCCGGGTGGATGGTCCTAGCCGGTGACAACGAGGTGTTCTACGGCCATATCGTGGAGCACGGCGGGAACCGGACGGCGCCGCGGCCGTTCATGGTGCCGGCGTTGGAGCAGGCCCGGCCGGCTGTGCAGAAGCTGATCGACAGGGGGCTCCGGAACCTATGAGCACTGCTTTGCGTCGCGCGATCTACGGCAAGCTGGCGGGTGACGCCACGCTCAACGCGCTGCTGGCCACACCACCGTCCGGCTACTCCAAATCGATCTTCTACCAACAAGCCCCAGGCTCGGCGACGTATCCGCTGGTCATCATCTCCAAGCAGGCCGGCACACCGTCCGAGGCGTTCGGTGATCCGTCGGCATTGGAGACGGACATCTGGTTGGTGAAGGCGATCGACAACGAGACGACCGCCGATACCGCCGAGGCGATCCAGGCCCGCGTGTCGGTCCTCCTCAACGATCCGACCGGGTTCTCGATCTCCGGGGCCACGCTCTGCTACCTGCGTCGCCAGTCGGATGTGGACTACGGCGAGGAAGTAGATGGCGTTTTCTACTCCCACAGTGGTTCTCTCTACCGGGTGGTCACCGACTAGCGGTACGCTTTGCGCGTCAAGCCACAGCCCTAAGGGCGCCCGTTCCCAATGGGAATGGGTCAGCCGGATCGGACCCGCACCGCGTATGCGGCGGGCACATCGAGAGTAGGAGTGGGCCATGGCCAAGTTGGGAGCTTTGAGGGACTGCTACATCGCCATCAACGGCACAGTGGTCTCCAACCAGGCGAATTCGGTGGGGCTCGAGGACTCCGCCGACGAGATCGATCTGACCGGGTTCTCGACGGGTGGTTACCGGGAGATCACGCAGGGCCTGAAGGACGCGACGCTGACGTGCACGTTCTTCTCGGACTTCGGGACGCCGGCCGTCAACGCCGGCATCAACAACATCATCCAGCCGCTCTACGCGTCGGGCGGCACGCTCGGCATCGAGGTCCGGCCGACCTCCGCGGCGGTGTCGTCCACGAACCCGAAGATGACCGCGACGGTCAAGGTCTTCTCGTACGCGGGCCTGACGGGCGGTATCGGTGACGCGGCGACGTTCGACTGTGCGTTCCGTAACGCCGGCACCCTGGGCTTCGTATGGGGAACGGTGTAGTCGTAGTACCGGGTGCCGCCATGGCGGTCAGCCCATCAAGTCACCAACGCGGTCACCGGCCTGTCCGGGCCGCAGGAGGGAACCCGCATGCAGCGGTCTACGAAGGAGGCGTGGCTCACCGGCGACGGTGATCTTCGCGAAGCGGATGTCGAGGATGTGCCTGTCCCGGGCCAGTCGGTTCGGGTGCGTGGCCTCTCGGCGAAGTACTCGGCTGAGGTGCAGGGCCAGATGAAGCTCGTGCAGGACGGCGACACGCAGGTGGCCCGCATCGACATCGCGGCGATGGAGCGCCTGCAGTTCCAGCACGGTGTGGTCGAGCCGACGTTCGGGCCGCTCGAGGTGTCGCTGGTCCAGGAGAAGTTCGGGCCGGCGTTCCGCAAGGTCGTCGCGAAGATCGACGAGCTGTCTGGGATCGACAAGGAGGCGATCGAGCAGGCCGAGCAGCGATTTCAGGGTGGCGGAACTGAGTCGCAGGGAGAACTCGCCGTTCCGGATGGAGTTGCCGCCGGGAACGGTGGATCCGATCTACCAGTGCCAGCTGGCTGAGCGGCTGCACATGACTGTCGCCGAGCTCATGCATGGTCGGGGGACTCCGATGTCGGCGCATGAGCTGTCGGTGACGTGGCCGCTGTATGACGCGACGATGGCCCGGTTGCGTGAGGGCAGCGAGGTCGAGCGTGATGTCGCGAGGCTGCACGCGCGGAGGGGCCACTAGATGGGTCCCGCCGCCGTCCTGTCGATCCTGGTCAGAGCTCAGGGCCTTGATTCTGCCGTGGCGGGCCTCCGCGGCCTAGACGCGAG